TTCTACAATGAGCGTGCGGGGATTCGAACCCCGGACAACTTGATTAAAAGTCAAAGATTCGAAATGCCACCAACGCCTGTAAACAAGGGATTTCTTGTTCTTTCTCTTAGTCATTTTTTAGACATTTTAAATTTTATAATATTTTTAGACTTATGTCAATACGATGATACAATATTCAGGACGGTAACTCCATCCGTCCAACACTCATATACGCCGCACGCAGAAAGGTGTGCATCATTTCGGTTGTCAGGATCATCCCTTCTGGCAGCCGGAACTTGAATGTATTACCTGGTATCTCCAAAAACTCTTGGTAAAGCAAAAATGTATCGTAAGATTCGTATATTTGATATTCCATATCTATCCCCTCCATTTATTCCATTATATCATAAAAATATTTTAAAAACTTTTCATTTTCCTATTGACTTTACGCCTTATAAGACGTATAATAAGGCCATAAGATAAAGCAAAGGAGATACGAAAAATGAAAAAATACAACTTATCAAAAATTATGAAAAGAGCATGGGAACTGGTAAAGAAAACATCCTTCGGAATCTCCGAAGCTTTAAAGAAAGCATGGAAAGAAGCGAAAATGGGAGGAACAAAAATGACAGGAACAGAGAAACAGATCAGTTTTGCAAACGATCTGATCAAAAAAATGAACGAGCAGTTTGATGCTCTGATCGCAGAGTGCAAGGCAAAATATCCGGAAAGCGTGAGCATGTGGGAATCTCGCAAGGAAGAATACAACAGAATCCTTTCCGAATCTGATGCCGGACTCGTAATTGATCTGCTGAAGTGGAACAATGAAACAGCTTACATGAAATACTACCAGAGACTTATGTTTGATCTTAAACACGAACGCAATACAATGTGCAGAAGAATTTTAAGTGAAGTTTACGGAAAATAATTACAAGAAAGACATTGTAGCAAGACGCAAGTGATGTATATGCTGACCTATCGGCTACGGGGAGAAAGAGGTAGAAAAATGAAAATCAATGGAATCGGAACAATTAAAAAAGAAGAAGCAATGAAGATTTTAACGAGAGAAGGAAGGGAGGCAGTTAAATCTGGGGAAATTACAACTGAAGAGCTTGGACGCATGTATAAGCTGGAAATGGTTAAGAAATTATCTAAAATCGGAAAATACGGTTGTACGTTTGCCGAAAATTATAATAGAGTGCCGCAAGAAATCGCCGATAAGTTATCACCGGAAGAGATTGCCGAATTAGTAGATAGTTTTTATGATTGCTATAGTGATGGGAGAAAGAGGGGTGAATAGAATGAGGGAACATTTAAGCAGCGTGCAAAGATTAAGAAAGGCTACAGGGCTAACGCAACAAGAACTTGCCAATAAGACTGGTATTAACATTCGGCAGATACAGAAATACGAGTACGGAGAGTACGATACCGGAAAAATGATGCTCAGGAACGCAATTGCTCTGGCAGATGCGCTGGAATGCGATGTACGGGAATTGATCAGATAAAAAGAAAAGGATAAGCATTAAGCCTATCCCTATCTTTTAGCTATTTAAAGCTACTTCTAATATTTCAATCCGCGAAACTGTGATTTGCTCAGTCTCCGCAATACAGAGCATCATCTGTATTGGACAGTTTTATAATACCACATTTGTACGGGTGTGTAAATACATTAGTAGTAATTGCGTGGAAATTTCACCCCTCAGAGATTTAATCTCCGAGGGGATTTTTATTAAATAGATGTAGTATCTTTCCTGTTCAGAACAGCCATCAGTCTCGCATACCACGGTGCACTTGGTCCCCACTTGTAACATGGCATGTCCTTACCATTGTTATCTTTGTAGATCTGCTGAATGATTTTCAGCTCGTCTGGATGGCCCAGTGTGATTATCTTGTAGCCATCAAAATAAAATACTGCACCTTTTCCCTCTACTGTAAATAAACATTTCATCTCTTCTTCTCCTTTCTGATCTGCTGTTGTGCTTTGGTTTCCGCTCATAAGCTCCTTGATACGGTTAATAAAATAGGCTTTTGTCTGCGCTGCACCGCCGTGAATCTCTACTGATCTGTGCGGACAAGCGGTTGCAAACACCTCCTGATGCAGCATGATCGTGCTTTCGTTTGGTACGATTCCGTATTGCTTACACTTCTGTGCTGCTAATTGTAATGCTTTTTCCTCGTTTGCTTTAAATACTTCCAGATCGCCCATGCTCTGGCAGACCTCAATACCTAAAAAATTGAGATTTCCATTCAAATATCCGCAGTGCCAAGCACAATTCTCGTCATCCTCTGCCTGCAGGATCCCATCACTGCACACATAGTAATGAGCGAATCCATTTTCCAAGTTTGCATTTTGTAAATAATTCTGGTAATACGCCGCCGTTGCATTCTGGCTGTCTGCACCATTGTGAATAAAAATACCGACAGGATTTTTCCCTCTCCTGCCGGAAATTCCTCTACAGATACTCATTCTTTTTCTTCCTCCTGCTCTTCTGTCTCAAATACTTTTTCCAGTTCCTCTGCGGATACTCTGCCAAATTCGTTCTGTTCGCTCATGTTCTCACCTCCTACCGTGCGATGTCGCACAATAAAAGAGAGCCTGTTTCCAAGCCCTCTGAAATTACCTACTTATATGTAAGTGCCCTCTCCGAATCTCCTGCGCCTGGTGTTGTAGGATCCACCACTACACCGAGAATCGCCAGCACTGCAAAGAGCGCATTGATTACAGTCAATAACTTATCTCCAAGGTCTCCAAGGTCGATGGTAAGACCAAACACTGCCGCAATTGCCTGTATCAACAGTAAGATTGCCGGGATCAGCGCTACCCAGAAAGCCTTGTTTTTAATTCTTACAATCCAGTTAATCTTCTTCATTTTTCATTCTCCTTTTTACAAATACATTGCTACTACAGCCCCGATCACGGCTCCGATCAGTGCTGTCACGACCCCATCCCACCGTTTGGCTGGTGTCTGCTCCAGATGCGTCACTTTTGCGGTTAACTGCACCAGCGTCTGGTTCATAAAGCCGACCTCTTTGGTCAACCCCACCATTTCCTGTGCTAATTGATGTACCACGCTCACAACGCCCTCTGCTTCTTTCATTCGATGCTTTAATGAGCCGATTTCTTTTCCGTGCTCTGCAAGTTTCACTTCTACTTCATTTTCTGTCATGTTTTCCCTCCGGTTTTTAAAGTATAAAAATAAGACCAACACGGTCTTGCCCTGATCTCCATATTCGCTCCTTTAGTCATCCGTAATCCATGTAAATGTCTTTATGCGCTCACAGTAGTCTGTCTTGCCAGTTACAATGGATATTTCTCCGTCTTTTGTAATGTAATACCTGCCAGTCCCGATAACTGACGTACCAACCAATTCGCTGTACGTCTCTACTATGTCTACGACTGGTCGATATCCTACAGGGATCTTTAATTCGTCAAACGGTCCGTGCGATCCTGTGTTTGGAAATTGTATAAGTGCCGTGATTTTACATGTAACCACGCACCCTCTCCTTTTTAGCTCCGCCTGTATATAGTTGGATGGGTTTGTGCTGGCGAATGGTCCTTTTATCTTTCCGGAGTCATAATTTGTTGCTTTAGATATGTTCATTTCGTATGATCCGGAGTTTTTAACAAATATACCGTCCCGTTTAAAATTAACAAGGTTTGAAATGGTGGCTCCGTCAAAATACTGCGCAATCTGCGTTGGGAATATAGACAAGCTTGTGTGTCTGCCGCTGTCCATCCCATTCGCTACAAATACGCCCTTGCTTATCGCAGAGCTGTTTATCCCGTTTTCATCTTCGGAGTAGATCTCTCCGGTATTTACCTGGATAAAAAAGTGTCCGTCCAGACTCTTTATAAGTCCAGCGGTTACAGTTCCGAGGTTTGCGGCAATCGCACTTAGCGTCTCTACATTCAGATTTTCTACAGAAATGTAATAGATCGCCCATTTACTTCCATCCCATCTTTTAATCGGCTCTCCACTTGCTGTCTGCCAGAGCTGTCCAACTTTTGGATTTTCCGGGGGTGTGGGAGATATGATAATTCCACTATCCCCTGTCTCTCCGTTGTCTCCACGTACACCGATAATCACAGGTGTGGTCTTGGTTTCCGTGCTATTGGTGTACCGGATAAGGTCGTAGCTCCATAGGTTTTTCTTGGTTTCGGTCATGTCTTGCTTCGTGTCCGTCCATCCCGGAGAGGATACCGTGATTCCCGTGCTTTTTTCGGATGCCAGATAATACTTGGTCACACTCTCGATTCCTACACCGTCCTTTCCGTCATCCCCGTTTTTTCCAGGATCTCCCGGTGCTCCATCGTCCACCTTGGTGATTGTTACCTCATAATATCCACGCCGGATTCCATTTTCAGTTGCCACGAAAGAGTACACCGCCTTGGTATCCACATCCTCTGCATTTACTGTCACGCTCCTACCTACATAAAACTCTGTCCCATCTTTACTCCACCGGATTTCCAGATTTCCAGACACATCCACACCGTTGTTGTAAGCGTAGGCAGTCAGTGTAGTGCTGCCGATGCCGTTTTTAAAGATAATGCCGTTGTTTGTAGAGATGGAACAGGTGTAGACTTTATTTTTTGAAATCAAGTCCTGCATCCTTTTGATGAGATCGTCGGATATTTCGGATGTAAGCTCTTTGTAGTTTGTAAATACCGTCTTTGCAGTTTTTGGATTGGTAAGACTCCTGATCTGTTCTGATACTCTTGCCTGTAGATAAAGGACTGGTGTCCACTCCTGATCCTGCATCCTTACCGTATCCCCGATGTTGGTGTCAAAATATCCGTCCACCTCGTAGGTTACTACTGGCTCGGATGCGGTCTTGAGGTCAGATAATGCCATGCTGTACAGCTTGTCCTTGCTGTCTGTATCGTACTCTTTACGCATCAGGATATAAGCATCAGCCTTATTTACGATGTTGGATGGGAACCGGTCCCTTGCCTGTGGTGCGCGGATGATCGCACCGTCTGTAAAGTACTCGATATTGCCGTTTTCATCGTATTCTTTCTTGTCAAGACCATTGATTGTCAGACCGTCCTTTCCGGTCGGCTGGATGCAGGTGTAAAGCTTCTCGGCATCTGTGGTTTTTCGAATTCCGGTAATTCCTTTCCCGTACCGCAGTACAATGTCATTCCGGTATTCTCCGACTCCGCTGTCTGTATCGGAGTGTTTCCGATATACATTTAGGACAATCTCTTTTAAAGAGTAGTCTCTGTTCAGTACTGTCTCAAATTCGATCTCCGCAGAAAAAACATTGGCCAGAGAAAATAATCTCTTTAACACGGTCGTTGTGCCAGTCCATTCGTTGGTAATCCGTTTGTCCGACACCTCATTGAGTCCCAATTTAAGCGTTCTCTCAGCGTCAAACACGGCAAGGTACTCTTCAAAGCTCATGGCTTTTCCAGCTTTGTATTCGCCAGCATCCTCGTTAATAAGCTCAAACGACAGAGACCATGCCGTAGCAGTAATTGTCTTCTCCGTCTGATCGGTATTTACAATATTTAAGTAGTAAGATTTACCCTTGTAAGTAAATGCCACCTTGTTTCCGACTGTAACATGTTCTGCGTCTGGATGCTTTGCATTTACCGTAAAAGTATAGGTATTCGCCGCTCCCTGCAAATACTCATGCAGATCATCATCCCAGTAGTGCATAGACTTTTTGTGTGCATTATCCATAAATGCTATAGGCGTGTTATTTGCACTTAAAATTGCAATTCTAATACTGTCCATTACAAGTAAACCTCCCGTATTTTTGCTTTAATCTGTGGCGGCGGAGCAGAGAAAGAAGAGTAGCAGAACTGTACTTCCGTTGTTCCGGGCGGAACTTTTGGATAATTAGATCCATCAATCTCATCTCTTTTTGCCGGCATCCCGTTAACATAGACCTTTGTACTCTCTCCATTTATGGACACCACATCTCCAGCACGATACCGGTTCGGCACATCTCGGTATTTTTCCACGTTATCCTTACGGAACCAGATACTTTTTAAATAATTGTGCGTGACGTACTGGTTCGTGAGGTTTCTGTCTCCCCACTGCCCGATCCAGATCTGGATTTTTTCGCATTCCATATCCTTAATCTCTGGTATGTTTCGCTCCATATAACTTCCATACCAGAAAATCCGCAGCTTTTCTCCCTCTTTTAAAAAGTCGTTGTGGCATCCCATTTTTAGGTTAAACGGATTGCCCTCGTAGGCTGTCGGCTGGAACTCTTCCCGTCTGAGCAAGGTGTTCCCTGGGGCAAACCACTCGATACGCGCCGTATTACCTGTGGCATCACTCTTGTTAATAGACATGGAGCAGATCACTTCATTTTTCCTTGTAAGAAACGCAATAGTCTGTGCTCCCGTCTGTCCCATCAATCCAGTCTCGAACCAGTGCTGGGTGTAACAGTAAAAGTTCTTCGCTCCACGTCTGCCCTCGCTGTCCACCGGGATAGTAAGGGTTTTCATTCCACCGTTCCAGTATCCGGATGTTGCCTGTCCACCTTTTAATGCCATGACGTTATATCCGGCAACATTCTTGACTTCGAGTGTTCCCTGTGTGGTATTTTCTGGATTCTGATAAGAGGTGCCGCGATCGTCCTGAAACAAGCTATAACCGTTAAACAGTTCTTCAGATGCTTCGTAATTCTCTCCGTCTGTCTCTTCTTGCTTGCCGAGCTGGATCACTCCATACTGACTAACCAGTCCGATAAAGCCGTTTTCGTGCTGGTGCGTGATCTCATAGTCCACATCCGCCCATTCGGTGCCGTTGTTTTTAATGGTTATGGTCTGGTAGCCGTCTTCCTGTACTCCGTCAAAGGTAAATTCTGCGGTTGAGTACGCTACCCCATCCGGAATGAGCCATGTGATCGTGCCTTTCCCAAACATTGCAACCTGTGTTATATCAAAATTACCGTCAGGGACAGCATAAAAATAGCGATCCGGATAATTCCCAAACACAAGCCTTTTCGGCTCTGTGACGTTCAGGATTTTCTGAATCGCGTCATAGCTTGCCAAGATATCGCCTTTAATTTCAAAGGGCATTTCAAGCGTCTTTGATTTATATGTTATGTAGCCAAAATCCTCTCCTTTTGCACTTTCTGCTCCGTCAAGGAGTTCCGACTCTCTATTTACTCCGCTAAACGGAGAGAACCCGGACAATACACTTAAGTATCGCCCGAGTTCCTGATCGTCAAATTTTACTGATAGGCTCAATTTCTATCCCCTCCTAACATCTTCCGAAAACTAGAATTCTTTTCTATTTGTTTTTCCATTGGTGTTGCAAGTACTCTGGATGTCTCTACAGAGTCAATTTTATTAACAATCTCTAGTGGTCTGTTGGCAAGTCTGGATAGACGGTCTACTGCATAGAGTAGCTCGTTATTATCTGTCGTTCTGACCGCCGATCTGGAAGCGACATATCCGCTTGCTGTCGGGCTTGCAGACGTTGTAACTCCAAGAGCAGCTCCCTGTATCCGGGACACCATCTTGTTTGCCTGTTTTTCCATGTCTTTGTATGGGATATTATCCTCGAATCCAACCCCTATACCGAGAGCCATGTTTTTCCCAACCTGATCCCTAAATACACGGGATGGGGAATGGATCCCAAGTTTGCTTTTAACCCAATTCAAGGCATCTGTAGCAGCGCTCACAGCGGCATCTACTAGCTGTCCGGCTGCAGAAGCGACACCGGATGCAATTCCCTTTATGATGTTAACTCCAACACTAAGCCAATCAACACTTAAAAAGGCGTCTTTGATCGCAGATATAATCTGTGGTATTTTACTCACAAGGTTTGGTATTGCCTTAATCAATCCAACAGCAAGCTCGGCGATAATCTTATTTCCGGTAGCTATAATTTTTGGTAAGTTACTTGCAATGCTCGCAATAAATCGCGCTATTGCCTGCGCTGCGGCTGATACAATAGACGGAAGGTTGTTTATAATTCCATCCACAAGGCGGAGAATCATTTGGACGCCTGATTGCAATACAGATGGAAGAGACGACAGAAGTCCATTCACAAAGTTCGTGATAACCGCCGCTCCTTGCGTGATTAACTGCGGTAGATTTTGCAAAATACCAAGAACGAGCTGAGTTACGATTTCAAACCCTTTGGTAATCAGTGCTGGAACTCCGGTTGCGATTCCGAGTAAGAACTGATTAAGCAGCTCCATTCCTGTAGAGATAAGCAACGGAGCATTTTCCATCATTCCGGTAAATAGTCCATTCACGATATTTCCAGCTGCTTGAATCATACCGGCAACGCCGTTTTCTTCAAATCCTTGCGTCAACTGCTCAATTGCACTAATCGCCGCAGGCAACAAAGACTCTGTCAGTCCATCAGATATCGGCTTTACGACCTCGCCCAATAGCTGTTGAGCATTATCTTTTAAAGTGGAGATCAGACCGCTAAACGTCTGGCTTTGCTTTTCCATACTTTGGAAATACTTACCGCCCTCAGACGTTGCTCTCTGCATGGATGCTGCAATTTCGTCGACAGAGATCGTCCCCTTACTGATTCTGTCGTACAGGGACGCCATAGACTCCCCTGTGCTTTCAGAAATTTCTTGCAGTGGATTAAATCCAGCT